AAGTCCCTCTACGGGGACGGCTCCAAATACTCCAGCGTCTATGCTGCCAATAAGTCGCTGATTGGCAGCAATCCGAATCTCATTAAACCTGGACAGGTTTTGAAGATTCCGTAAGGAGGGCTGCGCATGGCGAGAATTCAGCTGCTCGTGGTCAAGGACAAGAAGACGATCGACATGACGAACCTTGTGAAGTCCGTCCGCTGGAGCGGTCGCAAAGGCAGTTCTGCCCGTACCATCACCGTGGCAATGATTGACGATGACGGCTATCGTCACGCCCGCAGCGGCATCGACGTTGCGGATGGAAACCAGTGCGTTTTCCTGGTCGATGGCAAGGAACGGTTCAGGGGCATCCTTATGAACCAAAACCAAGGCGACAATAAGCAACTCAAATTTAAGGCATACGACAACGGCATCTACCTTGCCAACAACAAGGACACATTCGTCTACAAGAACAAGACTGCCGATCAGGTGTTCTCTGACGTGTGCTCCAGGTTCGGCATCCCCACGGGAGAGGTCGCAAAGTGTTCCTACAAAATCCCTGAGTTTACGAAGAGCAAGACCACCGGACAGGATGCAGTGCTGGACGCCCTCAGCCTTGACTACAAGGCGACCGGCACCCGGCACTTTATCAGCAGCGACAAGGGAAAGCTGAGTCTTCTCCAGCGAAAAGATCAGGTTATTTCCTTTGTTGTGGACGGCGACGCGAATCTGTACGGCTATTCCTACACGAAAAGCATTGAGTCCATCAAAACCCGCGTGAAGATGATCTCAAAAGAGGGAACCACCCTCGCGGAGAAAAGCAATTCCTCGCTGGAGCAGAAGATCGGAATTTTCCAGGAAATCCAGCAGCCGGACGAATCCCTTACGAAAGCCCAAGTTAAAGACCTGGTAGGGAGCGTCCTCGACACCCTGGACGACCCGGAGGAAACGCTGACGCTCAACATCCTGGGAGACCCGGACGTTATATCCGGAAAGGCGATTCTGGTAAAGATTCCGCATCTGGACATAAGCCGTGCCTATTATGTGGACAGCGACGACCACACGTTTGAGGACAATATGCACACCATGAGCCTGACGCTGACAACGGCGGCAGAGATCAAGAAGGAAGGGTGATCTGAGTGGAGGCAAACAGCTTGAAAGGGCTTTTTCAGGGCTTGATACCGCCCGGAAGTGCAATCCTGCAAGGAACCGTCACGAAGGACGACCCGCTGGAGATCACCGCCGCCAATGACAGCAAACTCGTGATCTCAGGCGAGCAACTAATAGTACCTTGGCACCTTACCGACTACACCACCCACGCAGACTATACGATGGGAGACAAGGGCGAGCTACGGGATGAAACCTACACGAAGGTTGATGGCGAGCACCAGCACGTTGATTCGCGTGGCGGTGACACCTCAAAGGTCAAGCACAAACACTACGTTGAAAAACTCAACGCCTACAAAATGACTTTGAAGGTTTATAACCATCTGCAAAAAGACGACCTGGTTTATCTGCTTTCCATCAACAATGGAAAGCTGTACTACGTCCTCGATCGAGTGGCGGGCCAGGTGGCCGGAAAGGACATCTGAAATGGCCGTTTATATCCCAATCAATATCGCGGATGTCCAGGATGCACAGGAAATGTCGTCCAGGACGTACCGTCTTGATCTTGACGCGGGGCGAATCGTCGGCTTCGTGGATAACCTCGAAGCGGTGCAGCAGGCTATCCGAAAGGCCATAATCACCCCGCGTTTTAAGTGCCTGATCTACGATAAACAGTACGGCTCTGAGATCGAAGACGCCGTTATTGCGAAGGACGCAAGCCGCGAGTATGCGCAATCCGTCATTGAGGGATTCGTAAAAGATGCTCTCGCGCCGGACAGCCGCATCCTAGAATGTCACGACTTCGACATCTCGTTCGACAAAGATCAGGCGCAGATCGTGTTTACGGCTGACACCATCTATGGAGAAATCGAAGTGGAGGAGGTGATCTAATGTTTGAAGAAATGACCTATGAGAAGATTCTGCGAGACGTCCTGGATAATGCGCCGGACGGCATCGACACCCGGCAGGGTTCGATCTTCTATGATGCAGTCGCGGGCCCGTGCCTCAAAATTGCAAAGCTGTATACCGACATCGGCATTGCAAGAAAGATGGCTTCGATCGCCACCGCCACCGGCGATGATCTGGACGACAAGGCGGACGAGTACGGCGTGACCCGCCATGCTGCGACCCCTGCGAAGTACAGGTTTTCATTTGAGGGCACGACCCCGGACACCGGGACGCGCTTCTATAACGACGGCCGCTACTTCCTGCTGCGCTACAACACACTGGAAGGCGAGTATTATCTGGAAGCAGAAGTTCCCGGTGAAGCTGGCAATGTAGTTTATGCCGGCACGGCCG